CACACAAGCAAGTTGTTTCAGCTTTTGCTGGTATCGCTGCTCAGCGTTTCATGGCCCCATCTAACAGCCCAACCACAATCGTGGCTGCTGCTGATGTGTACATGAGCGATTTTGGCACAATTTCTGTTGTTCCCAACCGCTTTATGACTTCTACCAACTCATGCGATGAGACAGCATTTGTGCTTGACCCCGACATGGCTGCTGTTGCTTACCTGCGTCCTTTCCAGACCAACGAGTTGGCTGTGACTGGTGACAACGAAAGCACACAATTGTTGGCTGAGTACACCTTGGAAGTTAAAAACCAAGCTGCACATGGCATCATTGCTGACTTGACACCTTAATCTAAGGTAACCCCGAAAAATGCCTCAGACTTAACCATCTGGGGCATTTTCTTTTCTACCCAAACTGATAGAATTAGTGTATGGAAAAGATTAGAGAAACTGCTGTTCATGCCGATGGTGAAGGTGGCATCATTATTCAAACTCGTCAAGACGTTTCTGCTATTGTTGAGCAGAATAAAAAGGAATATAACTCCTTTGATGAACGAGCAAGATGGTCTGACAACTTGTTTGGCAACAAGGTTGCATCTATCCCATTGACAGTTATTGATGACCTTAACAAACAAGGCATCATGCGTGGTTATGCTGTTGTTGATGATAAGCGTTTTGCCGCTTTCCTGAATGACCCAATGAATCGTGCTTGGCGCACTAGAACAGGAGTTGTATGAGTTTTACTACCTATGCTGAACTACAGACAACTATCGCAGGATACTTGGCTCGTTCAGACCTAACAACTCAAATCCCAGACTTTATTCGTTTGGCAGAGATTCGCTTGCGTAGAGACTTGCGTATTCGCCAGATGTTGAATTCAACTACGCTAACCTGCACATCAGGAACAGCGACAGTCAGTATCCCATCTGACTTCTTGGAAGTAAAAGATTTTGTCGTCAATGGTAATCCTGTGATGCCATTGAACTATGAGTCACCATCTTTGTTCTCTCGTAACTCACGAAGCATGGATGCTGGTAAGCCACTAGATTACACAGTATTGTCTAGTACATTCAAGTTAGCACCTATTCCTGATAGTGCATATACGTTGAACTTGGTTTACTCTGCTGCGCCAGCTTTCCTGAGTGACTCAAACACAAGCAATACATTCTTGACTGTGTGTCCTGATTTGCTCTTATATGCGTCATTGGTAGAGGCAGAGCCTTATTTGATGAATGATGCTCGAATCAATACATGGGGAACTATGTTTGACAGGGCTATGAATTCGTTGACTCGTTCTGATGAGAAGGGTCAATTCTCTGGCGTTCCATTGGCAATGCAAACAACATACATCTGATATGCCTACACAAAGAATACAACTAGGTGAGTGGATGCCTGACCAGTCAGGTATTACTGGTGTTTTAACAGACGCTAAGAATGTCGTTTCTCAAGCTGTTGGTTATGGCCCTTTCCCTAGTGCTGTAGCCTTTTCTGGTACTGCTGCCGAAGAACTATTTACCTTATACGCTGCTAAGAATCCAGACTCCACAACTCAGTTGTTTACTTCTGGTAACACTAAGATTTATACAGTTGATGGTGTTGGCGCATTGACTGAAGTTAAGTCAGGCATGACAACAGGCATTAACGACAAGGTGCGTTTTACTCAGTTTGGTAAGGTTGTCATCACAACCAACAATGCTGACAAATTGCAAGCATGGACGCTAGGAACATCCACTTCATTCGCAGACTTGGATGCTTCTGCACCTATCGCTAAGTACATTACTGTTGTTCGTGACTTTGTGGTTGTGGCTAATACTTATGAGAGTGCTGCACAGCAACAGTATCGTGTTCGCTGGTCTGCAATCAATGATGAAACAGATTGGACAGAGGATGTAAACACTCAGGCTGATTATCAAGATATTCCTGATGGCGGTCAGATTGTTGGTATTCGTGGTGGTGAGTTTGGTTTGGTGTTCTTGGAAAGAGCCATTAGCCGAATGACCTATGTTGGTACGCCATTCATTTTCCAGTTTGACAATATCTCTCGTAACAAGGGTTGTATGGTCGCTGGCTCAATTGCTCAGTACCAAGGCATCACATTCTTCTTATCTGATGATGGTTTCTATTTATGCGATGGTCAAACGATTCAACCAATTGGAAGTGAGAAGGTTGACCGATTCTTTATTAACGATGCTTCAGAATCTGATTATGGTTCTATGTCTGCTGCTGTTGACCCTGTTCGCAAGTTGGTTATATGGAACTATGTTGCTATCGATGGAAATCGTAAACTGATTATTTACAACTTTGCAACGAAGAAGTGGACATATGCAGATGCAGGTACAGATTACTTGTCTGAAGCCTCTACAGCGTCTGTAACCCTTGAGCAGTTGGACAGCATCAATGGTTCTATTGACGCATTGACAACAAGCCTTGACTCTCGTTTGTATGTTGGTGGTAAATACTTCCTTGGTGGCACGTTAGGAAACAAGGTTTACACATACACAGGCGCAAACCTTACAGGTCAGATTTCTACTGGAGACATTGACTTAGGTGGTGTTTCTTTGGTGACATTGGCTCGTCCACAAGTTGACAATGGTTCAGCCACTATTGCGGTAGCTTCTCGTGCATTGTTAAACCAAAGTGTGAACTATGGAACAGCCGTAGCAGCAGACTCTGAGAACAGGGTTTCTTTGCGTAGTTCTGGTAGATACCACAGACTTCAGTTAGTTCCTACTGGTGCAGACTGGAAAAACGCTGTGGCTATTGATGTTGATGTTGTCGGTCAAGGGGTTCGTTGATGTTTAGAAGCCTACCTGCTTTCGGTGGTGACCAACGAGCCGTGGCAGAGGTGGTTCGTGGCATCATGGATGGCAAGACCAATAACACAGGGACTATTACTTTAGCGACTGGAAACGCTACAACCACTACGATTATTGACAGGCGTATTGGTGCAGATTCAAAGATTTTATTAGTTCCATATAGTGCTGCTGCATACGCGGATGCTGCGCCTTATGGGATGTTTTCAAACAACACAGACCAAGTAGCACCTAGTGTTGGCTCATCTGCTATTGTTGAATTTGACACAACAGAAGAATCAAATGGAGTTTACCTATCTAACACAACAAGAATGAATGTTAGAAATGGTGGACTTTACAATGTTCAGTTTTCATTACAACTGCAAAACTCAACAAATGATGGTCAATATGCTGATATATGGTTTCGAGTAAATGGAACTGATGTTGTTCGTTCAGCTAGTAGATTTGGATTGCCAGCAAGAAAAAGCACAGGTGACCCTAGCCATTTAATTGGTTCTGTCAATATATTCCTTGATTTAAACGCTGGTGATTACATCCAGATTGTTGGTTCTGTTTCTGATGTTGGCGTTACCTTAGAGCATTTTGCTGCTGATACAGGCATCCCAAGACCATCTATTCCTGCTGTTATTGCAACTGTTCAATATATTGCACCTTTGGCTGACACAAATGTTTATGTAAGCAGTCAAGGTAAGGGTGAGGCGACATTGACTCACTTTGCTAATTCAACGGCTGATAAGACATATGGTTATGTAATTATTGGTTGATTTTCACAATTTATGTATAATGGATTCTGTGGATGACCCGCTATGGAATCCGAAACTCTAGGAGTAAAACATGGCGACTACTACCACATCACAAATTGACCCAACAATCCAACCATATCTAGGTTATGGATTGCAACAAGCACAGCAGTTGTATCAGGGCGGTGGGCCTCAGTACTATGGTGGTCAGACTTATGTAAGTCCATCGACTACCACTCAGACAGGTTTACAGGCTCTTGAGGCTCGTGCTTCTCTGGGTAACCCATTACTCCAGTCTGCTCAGAATCAACTCCAGAGTACAGTTTCTGGTAACTTCTTGGGTGGCAATCCTTTCTTCCAAGGTGCGTTCCAACCTGCTGCACAGGCTGCTGAGACTCAGTTCAAGCAGACTTTGGGTGACATTTCATCTAAAGCTAGTTTGGCAGGGCGTTATGGCTCTGGTGCTATGGGTCAATTGCAAGACCGAGCCACAGGCGCATTTGGTCAACAGTTGGCTAATACTGCTGGTCAGTTGGCTTACCAGAACTATGCAGACGAGCGTAATCGTCAGCAACAAGCTACGATGGCTGCGCCTGCGATGTCACAAGCTGACTACCAAGACATTCAGAATATGTTGCAAGCTGGTCAGATTCGTGAGGGTTACACAGGTCAGCAATTGCAGTCTGACATGGCTCGATTCAACTTCTTGCAAAACCAACCACAACAGAACTTGCAGAACTATCTGTCATTGGTCTATGGCAACCCACTAGGCCGAGTTGGACAGCAAACAACAAGTGGCACACAAGACACATCTACCTTACAGAATGTCCTTGGTTTAGCTGCTGTTGGCGGTGGCTTGTACAAGAATCTAGGCGGTGCTGAAGGTGTAGGTAATTTGTGGAATAGTGCATCTAATTGGTTAAGTGGTGGAGTTTAAATCATGGCTGGACTATTAGACATTTTTGGTACGAGTGGCGCAGACACAATGAGTCTGCTCGGTATGTCACCTGCTGACATTCAGCGTAATCGTGACGATGCACAAGCACAAGCACTCTACGCATTAGCTGGCAGACTATTCCAAGGAGGGAATACTGGTCAGTCTATTGCTGAAGGCTTACAGCGTGGTCAGCAAGCATATCGTGGTGGTATGCAAGGTGCTTTGCAAGAGCAAATGCAGAATGTCCAGTTGCAAGACATGATTCGTAAGCGTCAGTTAGAGCAACAAGCATTGGCTGAACAACAACGAATTCAAGGAATTGTTCAAAAGGCTTATCAGCCTGAAGTTTTTGCTGACACTCCATTAACTAACATTATGGGTCAACAGATTGCTGGCCCTAATCAGCCACAAGCTGCTGGCATGGGATTGACTCCACAGGTTGTTAATCAATTGATGACATCTGAGCAAGGTCAAGCTAAATTGGCTCAAATGGCTGATTTGATGCCTAAGATTCGCAAGGCTGGAATTGGTGTTGAGCAAAAAGCTGAAGACAATCCTTTCTTGGTATTTACTAAAGACGAGACAATTCCTAAAAACATCAAAACATTGGCTGACCAATATGCTAAGAGTTGGTCATCTGGTCGTTTAGACCCTGATGTTGCTGATAAGCGTGTTTCTGAATTGGCGACAATGGCTCAACGTGCGCAAGATAAAGAAACAGCACAAGCCAATTTGAAGGCTCAACAAGAGCAAATGGCTGAGTTCCGTAGGCAAGGTTTGGCTCAGTCTGCTGAGGCTCGCGCATTGCAAGGTGAGATTGCTAAAGGTAATTTGGCTATTCGTACCGCTGAAGCAGAAGCTAAAGCAGAAGAACGCAACAAGCCTGTTACTGAAGCTAAAGAATCTTTGAAGCTAATTAACCAAGCAGAAGCATTGTTGGATAAAGCTACTGGCTCATTAACTGGTACTGCTGTAGATGTTGTTGCTGGTGCATTAGGAAAATCTACTGAAGGCGCACAAGCATCATCTAAACTCAAAGCAATTCAAGGTGCATTGGTTGCCAAGATGCCTAAGATGTCAGGCCCACAGTCTGATAAGGATGTTTTGCTTTATCGTGAAATGGCTGGTCAAGTTGGTGATTCAACATTGCCAGTTGAAACTCGTAAAGCCGCACTTGAGACTATTCGTGAGATTCAAGAGCGTTATGCGAAAGTTCCAGAAGGCTCTAGCAAACCAGCGCCTGAAGCTGCAACTCCATTTAAGTTTTCTCCTGCAAAAGAAGACCGCTATCAGCAATGGCTTAAACAACAGCCAAAGGGTTAAATCATGGATGAACTAGAAGAATTTGAGTTCAGACGCAGATATGAGATGGAGAAGGCTTCATCTGCTAAACCTATTGCATGGTCAGATGTTCCTATTGAAGCTGTAAAAAGTTTTGGGCCATCTGTTGCAAATATGGTTGGTGACATTTACCAAGCTGTAACAAGCCCTGTACAAACAACAAAAGCCGTTTTAGACCTTGGTGCTGGCATCTTGCAAAACGCATTGCCAGAACGACTTGTTCAGGCTGTAGGCGAAGACAAAGCAAGCCGTGATTTTGCTTCTAAAGTTGGTCAACATTATGTAGAACGCTATGGTAGCGTAGAAGGTGCTAAGAAAGCATTGGCTACAGACCCTGCTGGCGTAATGGCAGACCTATCTACTGTGCTAACTGCTGGCGCTACATTGCCTACTCGTTTAGCACCTGCATTATCTACTGCTGCTCGTGCTGTTGACCCATTATTGCTATCCGCTAAAGGTTTGGCTAAAACGGCTGACATTGGTGGTCAAGGTGTTAAACAAGCACTTGGGTTGACTACAGGCGTAGGTGGTGAGTCTATTGGCCAAGCCTATAAAGCAGGTTTGGCAGGTGGAGAAGCTGCTGAAGCACTCAAAGCAAATATGCGTGGCAATGTAGAGCAGACTGCTGTTCTTGATGCTGCCAAACAAAATCTTGCAGAGTTAGGTCGCCAGCGTCAGCAAGCCTATCGTGCAAATATGCAAAACATCAAAGGCGATAAGTCTGTTCTTGATTTTGCAGGAATTGATAAAGCCTTGTCTGATGCTCAATCTAAAGTTGTCTTTAAAGGCAAGATTAAGAATGAGGCTGCTGCACAGAAGTTATCTGAAGTTGAGGCTAAAGTTGCAGACTGGAAATCTTTAGACCCCGCTGACTTTCATACTCCTGAAGGTTTGGATGCTTTAAAACAAAGCATTGGCGAGACTTTGGAGAGTATTCCATTTGAATCTACACAGCAACGACTTGTTGTTGGTGAGGTGTACAACGCTGTTAAGAATGAAATTAACAAGCAAGCACCAACATATGCCAAAACAATGAAGGCTTATGCTGACGCTAGTGAGCAGATTAAAGAGATTGAAAAAGCATTGTCTTTAGGCAAGAAAGCCTCTGTAGATACTGCAATGCGTAAGTTACAGTCTTTGATGCGTAACAATGTCAATACAAACTATGGACAGCGCATGAAGTTGGCTCAAGAATTGGAAGCCGCTGGTGGTCGCCAGTTAATGCCATCATTAGCAGGTCAATCATTGAACCAACTTGTTCCTCGTGGCATCCAAGGTGCTACAAGTATTCCAACAAGTTTGGGTGCTTTTAGTCTTGGTGGTTTGCCATTAACATTGGCTTATGGTGCTGTTTCATCTCCTCGCTTAGTTGGTGAGGTGGCTTATGGTGCAGGTCGTGTTGCCAAAGGGCTTCTTGATGTACAAAACAAGATGCCAAACATAGACTATCCAACAATGTTTAATTTGTTATATCAGGCAAATCAGCCAAAGGATTAAAAAATGGCAAAGACCAAGATTTCAGAATACAGCAGTACCGCAGGGAACAATACTGACATTAACAGTATTAACCTAGCGGAGGGTATGGCCCCGAGTTTGGTCAATAATGCCATCCGTCAATTGATGGCTCAGTTGAAGAACTTTCAAGATGGTTCTGCTGGTGACAATGTAACTGTTGGTGGTAACTTGTATGTGACTGGCACATCTACCATGACAGGTGCAATTACTGCTTCTGGTGGTATCAATGGCAATCTAACATCGTCTTCTGCAACGATTACTGGCGGTACTATCAATGGTGCTGTTATCGGTGGTTCATCTGCCCAAGCAATCACAGGAACGAATGTAACGGCTACTGTTGGCTTTACTGGCCCTCTGACAGGCGCAGTAACAGGCAATGTAACTGGTAATGTCACAGGTGCTGTAACAGGTAATGTGACTGGTAACCTGACAGGCAATGTCACAGGCAATGTAACGGCTGCTTCTGGTACTTCAACATTCAACAATGTGACCATCTCTGGCTCATTGGATATGGATGCAGGTACATCAGCAACCATTACTGGCTTGGCAAACCCTGTAAACGATTCTGACGCTGCTAACAAGGGTTATGTTGATGCACTAGCCCAAGGCATTGATGCTAAAGCCTCATGTGTTGTAGCTACAACAGCTAACATCACTTTGTCTGGTACACAAACAATTGATGGCATTGCACTATCTGTTGGTGACCGAGTTCTGGTTAAAGACCAATCTACTGCTTCACAAAATGGTATCTATCTGTGCGCCTCTAGTACATGGACTAGAACAACAGATGCAAACACATGGGATGAGTTGGTTGCTGCTTTTACCTTTATCGAGAAGGGTACGACACAAGCCAACAATGGTTATATCTCAACGATTACTGCTGGTGGTACTTTAGGCACTACAGCAGTTACCTTTGCTCAATTCTCTGGTGCAGGTCAAGTTATTGCTGGCGCAGGTTTGACAAAGAGTGGTAACACCATTGATGTTGGCACAGCGTCTTCTAGCCGTATTGTTGTCAATTCGGACAACATTGATTTGGCGACTTCTGGTGTAACAGCAGGAACATATAAGTCTGTTACAACAGATGTTTATGGACGAATTACAGCAGGTACTAATCCAACTACTCTGAGTGGTTTTGGTATTACAGATACTTACACATCTGCCCAGATTGATACCTTGTTTGGCTCAACAGAATCTGCTGCGACAAGTGCTGCTGCTGCTGCGACTTCAGCATCTAACGCTTCAACGAGTGCTACAAATGCCTCTACAAGCGCAGGAAATGCCTCTACAAGCGCAACGGCTGCTGCTGCTAGTGCTACGAGTGCTGCTGCCTCATACGACTCGTTTGATGACAGATATTTAGGCCCTAAATCAAGCGCACCATCTGTTGACAATGATGGCAACGCTTTGCTGACTGGTGCTTTGTACTGGAATACATCCACTAATAACTTGTTCGTGTGGACAGGTTCAACATGGACTAGCGCAGCGTTTACTTCTGGTGGTTTCTTAGTTAACACTAATAACCTGTCAGATGTATCTAGTGCTTCTACTGCTCGTACTAATTTGGGCTTGGGTACTGCTGCGACTATGACAGGGCCAAGCGGAACTATTGTAGGCACTACAGACACTCAGACCCTGACAAACAAGACCATTGAAGCTGGCACATTCACTAACGGCTACACAGAAGAAACTGTAACTGCTAACACTTCTACTGCTTATACAGTTGACTTGGCTAATGGTTCAGTTCAGATTCTGACATTGACTGGTAACTGTACTTTTACATTTCCTACTGCTACAGCAGGTAAGGGTTTCACAATGCTTTTGAAGCAAGATGGTACAGGTTCACGCACAGTTACATGGCCTAGCTCAGTTAAGTGGCCTGCAAGCACAGCTCCTACGATTACATCTACTGCCTCTAAAGGTGATAAGTTTGTCTTTGTAGGTGATGGCACTTATTGGTGGGGAAGCAATGCTGGTCAGAATTACCTGTAATCATGAATAATTCTTACGTTTATACGCTAGTTGACCCTCGTAACAATTTGCCATTTTATGTTGGCAAGGGTGTGGGTAGGCGTTGCTTTTTCCATTCTTGGGAAGCCAAAAACACTAAGAATATTTCACACAAACTTAGCAAGATTAGACAACTTCATAAGAATGGTATCGAAGTAGTTATATGCAAAGTTGAAGAAAACGTAAGTGATGACCAAGCCAAAGATTTAGAATGTTTGTTAATTGAGGAAATGCGTAATATTGGCATTAAATTAACCAACATGACGGATGGTGGTGATGGAACATTAGGTTTGAAGCGAACGCCTGAACAGATTGCAAAATCACGACATATTTGGACTGATGAGCAAAAGGCAAAAATTAGTGCTTCTTTGGCTGGTAGCAAACATCCTCTTTATGGAAAGCCTTGCTCTGAAGAACGAAGGCAAGCAATCATTAAAGGAACATTGGGCGTGAAGAAAACAACAACAGAAAAGATGCGTAAACCTAAGCGTAAAGAGCAATGCCCGCATTGTGGAATCTTTGCTTCTGGTGGAAATCTAGCTAAGTGGCATCTTGATAAATGCAAGGAGTATGACAATGTTCTCGTCTAATAATTCGCAAGTAGCAAACGATGTAAAGTATATTGAAGAATATTTTTCTACTTTTTTGTATTCTGGTACAAGTTCTTCACAAACAATTACTAATGGAATTGATTTATCCACGAAGGGTGGGTTAATTTGGACTAAATGTCGAAGTGCCGCATACGACCATCAACTTATTGATACCGCTAGGGGCGGAAATCAAATCCTTTATTCAAACTTAACAAATGGGTCAAGCACAACTACTCCTGCGATTGTTAGTTTTGGAACGACTGGCTACACTATAAACTCAGGGGCGATTAACGCACTGAATAACAGCGGCTCAACATTTGCTTCATGGTCTATAGCAAAAACCCCAAAGTTTTTTGATGTTGTGACTTATACGGGAAATGGAAGCGGTAACAGAATAATTACTTCTTCATTGGGTTCGCCTATTGGGTGTGTTTTTATTAAGCGTACAGATAGCACATCAAATTGGGCTACTGCACATCGTAAAGATGGCTCTGCTGTTGCTACTGGTTTAAGTCTAAACACAACAGCGGCCGCACTTTATCCAAACTCTACAAACGACACATTTGATGCTACAGGTGGATTTAACGCTGGTTATATAGTTGACAGCACTGGCGATGGTGTTAATGTTAATGGTGCAACTTATGTCGCCTACCTCTTTGCCCACAACGCAGGAGGCTTTGGTCTGACTGGTACAGACAATGTGATTTCGTGTTCTTCAGCAGCATCAACAGGTGGCGGTGTTTTGTCTGTAACACTAGGCTACGAGCCTCAATGGTTGATGGTTAAACGCACTAACTCATCTACCAACGGAGATTGGGTCATTGTTGACAACATGAGAGGTTTGACAGCAGACCCAAACAATGTTGCTCCAAATTTGCGGGCCAACTTAACCAATTCTGAGAACACAGCATCGTACCAAGGATGGAGCATTAACTCAACTGGATTTCAATGGACAGGCGCAGCAACAAGTTCAAACTACATCTACATAGCCATTCGTAGAGGCCCGATGAAAGTGCCTACGGATGGTACTAAGGTGTTTAAACCTGTTGCACAAACTGCTGGTGGAACTGTAACAACTAACTTTCCTGTTGACCTTTCACTTTTAACCTATCGCAATTACGCATATAACAAACTTGCAATGGATAGATTGCGTGGTGGAACAACAAATTCCTATAAATATTTAGCAACAGAAAGCACTTCAGCAGAAACAACTGGTACTGGATTCGGTATTGGTTTTGACAATAACAATGCCATTGTTGACACAGGCTTTCTAACAAGCCCATCTTATGATGGTATCTATTGGAACTTTAAACGCGCCCCTAGCTTCTTTGATGAGGTTTGCTATACAGGGACGGGAAGTGTTACAAACGTGACGCATAACTTAGGTGTTGCACCTGAATTGGTTATTGTAAAAATAAGAGATGCGGGCGGTGCTTGGTATGTTTACAACAAGGATTTAACCTCTGCTGGCTATTATCTTTTAGTAAACAGCACAGCCGCGCAAGCATTTTCTAATGGTTTGTGGAACTCCACTCAACCAACATCTTCTGTATTTACAGTTGGTACTGGAAGCGGTACAAATGGCAATGGTTCAACTTATGTCGCCTACCTATTTGCCACAGCTCCCGGAGTTTCTAAGGTAGGTTCATACACAGGCACAGGAACTACGCTTCAAGTTAACTGTGGATTTACAGCAGGGGCGAGATTCGTCCTCATAAAGAAAACAAGCGGTACAGGTTCGTGGTATGTCTGGGATAGTGCTAGGGGTATCGTGTCAGGAAATGACCCTTACCTTTTATTGAACTCTACTGCGGCTGAAGTAACCAATACAGATTACATTGATACTTACTCAGCAGGTTTTGAAATTAGTTCAACAGCCCCCTCAGAAATCAACGAAAATGGCGGTTCGTTCATATTTTTTGCTGTGGCCTAGGCATGAAAAGCGGAATCTATCACATTAAAAATACTGTCAGTAATGGCATATATTTTGGTCGTTCTGTTGAT